ACCAGATAAGAAAAATCTTCAGGAGAAAAAATTAAAGAGAAACGATGGCCCAACCCAATAAGTGGGGGTCAGGTACCGTTCCTCTTTAAAAGATATCTTATCCATATTATACTACAATATGTTTAAGATGTCAAATTAGGCATAGTTCAGCCCACCAGTCATTAATGGCCGGTGGTATTTTTAGTTGTTGCGATATCGCAACAGATAGGAGGTGAACCATTTATCTCCCTTTGAGACGCGGGGCGATGCGTCTTATTTTTGTGCCTAAACGCGACACGGCCTAAAAAGGTGCGCGGCCGGTGACACCGATGACAATGGATAATAGGGTGACACCCTTTAAATGGAAGGAGAATTAGAGATAATGAGAAAGAGATTTCCAATGATTTTACAGTTATTTGCAGAGCCTGGAACCGGAGCGACAGAACCGCCCGCAGGAGGTCAGGGAGCGCAGACACCGCCAGCCGCCGGGCAGCAGACTCAGCCTGGACAGACTCCGGCGATTGACTACGCTAAGATCCAGCAGATGCTTGAAGGAACGCTGTCAGCCAAAGAGGACACGGCCTTGAAAGCCTACTTTAAACAGCAGGGACTCAGCCAGGAAGAGGCAGAACAGGCAATGGCAGCGTTTAAGCAGCAGAAAGCGGCGCAGCAGCCAGACGTCGGGGCTCTGCAGACACAACTGGCAGAGGCACAGGCCGCGGCGCAGAAAGCGATGATTGACAATGCAGCCACGATGACGGCCATCAGCTTAGGGCTGGATGCAAAAACAATCCCGTATATCCTTAAGATGGCGGATTTAAGCCAGGTGATGGGACAGGACGGGAAAATCAACGAAGAGACGCTGAAGACTGCCCTGAACAAGGTGCTGGAGGACGTGCCGGCACTGAAGCCTCAGCCGGGGCAGGCCACCGGATTTGTCCAGGTTGGAGTATCTGGTGGGACAGGACAGCAGCAGACAACAGATGACGCCCTGAAAAAGGCGTTCGGGTTATAAGAAAGAGAGGATTTAATACATGGCAGTATATGATTACGCAACACAGTTTACCCAGTTGCTTCAACAGAAGTACGCAAAGGAGCTGTGCTCTGATGCGTTGGCACAGAGCAACCAGCAGGTGAAATTTATTAACGCACAGACGATTAAACTTCCCACTATGACAGTATCCGGCTACAAGGACCATACCAGAACCCCTGGATTTAACACCGGAACGCTGAGCAACAGTTGGATTCCAAAGAAGCTGGAGCATGATAGAGATATTGAGTTCTGGGTGGATCCGATGGATATTGACGAGACCAATCTCACTCTGTCTGTGGCAAATATCCAGAATGAGTTTGAAACGACACAGGCAATTCCGGAAAAAGACTCTTATCGTTACTCTAAACTCCATACAGAGCTTACTACCTATTCGGGCAGAATTAACACCGATGTTATTACTGCAGCTAACTTCCTGGAGGCGTTTGACACAGAAATGGCCTATATGGATGAAGCCGGTGTCCCGGAAGAAGGTAGAATCATGTATGTGACCCCAACCATGAATAAGATTGTAAAGGAAGCCGAAGGTCTACAGCGCGTGATGAGCGTTACAACACCCTCCACTATTAACCGAAAGGTTCATAGCCTGGACGACGTGACCATTAAAATGGTACCGGCAGCACGGATGAAAACGAAGTACGATTTCACGGAAGGGTGCGTGGCGGCCGCTGATGCGAAGCAGATTAACTGGATCCTGATCCATACATCCTGCGTGGTTTGCCGGGACAAGTACAGCTACATCAAACTGTTCACGCCGGGTACTGACAGCCGGACCGCAGACGGTTATATGTACCAGAACCGCAACTATGGAGATTTATTCCTTCTGGAGAAGAAGGTTGAGGGTTGCGCGATGAACGTGGCCGGTGCATAAGGAGGGATAAACGTGAGAGCAGTAAAGGGAAATAAGGAATATACCATCGACGAGACGCAGAAAAAGAGCTATCAGGACAGCGGTTTTGATATCCTGGACGATGATGGCAATGTGGTTGCCTATGGAAGGGGCAAGACGGTACCATACGAAGAGCATATGAAGGCAGTCAATGAAATCGGACGGCTCCAGGCACTGTGCGCTGAAAGGCATGCTGAAAACGAGACTCTGAAGGCAGAGCTCGAATCCATTGGGGCAACGGCGCAGGAGCAGAAAAAGAAGGTGGAAAGTAAGAAAGCGGGTGAGTAATATGCCCTATGAACCATATGTAGCCACAGAATATTACCGAGATATCTATAAGGGCAGTACGGTGCCGGCAGATGGCCTGGAAAAGGCCCTGCAGCAGGCATCACGTCATATTGATTCCTTGACCTATAACAGGATTGTAGGACAAGGATTTTTAAGTTTGACGCCCTTCCAGCAGGAGGTAATCCGGGAGGTAGTCTGCCAGCAGGTGGATTTTGAGTATGAGAATGCGGATGAGATTAACACCATCCTGCAGGGCTACAGTATCAATGGCGTGTCTGCGCAGTTCGGCCAGTCCTGGAACGTCTACACCGACAAAGGTGTGGCCATGAAACGTGATGTGTATGCCCTGCTGTCACAGACGGGCTTGTGCTGCCGGTTAGCGAGGTGAGGCTATGAAATATCCATGTCTGGTGCCGAAACGGCTCTGCAGGGTTCCTGTGCACGTCCACCTGGAATCAGAAGAACTGGACAATCAGGGCAGTCCGAAGTACACGACGGATCTGGAACTGAAATGCAATTTTCAGGACAAGTCGAAGACTATCCTGACTGCCGAGAAGAAGCTGGTGCAGATAACCGGTACGGCCATGTTTCCCGGTGATATCGCTCCTGATTTCCCAACTTTAAGCGGGGGTACCGTTACTGTATTTGGTGGAGAACGGAGGATTGAACTGGGGATGAAGGCCAGGAACCCGGACGGGACGGTAAACTATTGTCAGTTGGAGGTGGTGTGATGCAGGTTAAATCAACGGTGAAGATGAACTTCCCACGGATTAAGCAGCTGACACAGGCGGCAGTGACTGCTCTGGAGATGACTGCCGAGGTATTGCATACCGAAGTGGTTCAGGCGCAGGTATTCCCTTTTGATACAGGAAACTTGCAAAATGAAAGCACCTTTGTGGATTATAGCGAAGCAAAAGACGGTAAGGTCGCGTTGATATCCAGCACGCCTTATGCCCGGCGCCTTTATTATCATCCGGAATATAATTTCCAGACAAAAGAAAATCCGAATGCGAAGGGGCGCTGGTATGAAGACTGGATGCAGGGGGGGAGCAAAGCAGATTTTGCGCCAAAAGCTTTTAAACAGCTATATAAGAAAGTAGGTGGCGTGTGATGCTTACAATCAATGATATCCGCGGCTATATTGCAGGTCTTGGGATAGCGGCGGATGATAATGTGTACATCGGCAAGATGGACGGAAAGAAGCAAAAGTCCATTGGTGTGTACAGCCGCCCAACCAGTGGGATGCCCAATATAGCCCTGGGAGGGATGGACTGTACCACCTATGATATCAAGCCAATTTCCCTGCTTGTGCATTGGAGCAAGGACAAGGGAGCGGCTGAAGCAGCAGCCTATGAGCTGTTTGAGAAACTTAAAAGTGTAACCAGCCTGTCCATAGGAGATACCCATATCAATTATCTGCGCCTGTTGGTTCCGGAACCGCAGGACGTCGGTACGGATGATTGTGGGGTGTACGAATATGTGATATGGCTTGACTTTATTTATCAAAGAAAGTGAGGAAAAAAATGAACGGAACTGTATATCCGGTACACAATAACAAGTTTAAGTTTGGTACTGCCGGTCTGAACAGTACAGATGCGGAAATGGTAGTGCCGAAAGATTTGACTAATTTTGCCCCAACAATCGACGGGACCACAGAAGAGTGGTATGCAATGGATGCTGAAGGATGGGCAAAGTCGGCTGTCACGGGAAAGAAGCTCAGCTTTTCGTTCCAGGGTAAGCGTTCGGTCGGCGATCCGGGCAACGATTATATTGCCAGCCTGGCTTTAGCTATGGGGAAGGATGCCATGACAAAGTTTGAATGGGAAATGGTATCTGGCGCGAAGATGGCATTTGACTGTGTCGTGAATGTGACAACGCCTGGTGGTGGAGACAGCACGGCGTTAGACGCATTGGAGTTTGAAGTAACTTGCTATGGGAAGCCTGTTTTTACCCCAGCAACACTTGATTAACACTTTGAAAGGAGCTGTAAAAGATGTCAAAAATAGTAGATATAACGGATAAATTATCCTTTGACGGGAATCCAAAACTGGTAATTAAGGGAAAAGAACTGGAAGTAAATGCGGATGCACCGACCATGCTTAAAGTTATGGGGTTAATGGGAGAGGAACACCCGGGAATGAAGGAAATCCTGGAAACATACGATTTGATGTTTCCTGAGAAGTCTAAGAAGGAGATTGAGAAGCTGAAGTTGGACTTCAACGATTTAATTGTCGTCGTGCAAGAAGCCGTAGCACTGATTATTGGCGAGGACGAACAGCCGGGAGAGTAGTGACCCGTACTATGACTTGTTTGGAGACTGGGATTTGATTATATCCAGTTTCCTGTCACAGTACGGGTTAAGAATCCGGACAAAAGAGTTTGAGAGTGTCTCCTGGGATGAGTTTAAATCCCTTCTGGCCGGAATGGCCCCGGAAACTGCCCTGGGGCGCATGGTGGCCATCCGGTCGGAGACAGATAAAGATGTAATCAAGCATTTTACCAGGGAGCAGAAGCGGATTTATGACGATTGGCGGAACCGGAAGGCGGAACGCACCAGACAGGAGCCGCAGACTTATGAGCTGCAGATGAACTATCTTGAAAGCATGATGGCGGCAATATGCGGAGGTGGTTGAGATAAAGGCAGGTGATGTAAATGGCAGCTGACAGCGTTGGTCAGATTGGTCTTGACCTTGTAGTAAATAAAAACGATTTTGACAAGCAGATGAAGGGCATCCAGGGGCTGGCTAAGAAAGCTGGTGCAGCCCTGGCGGCTGCCTTTGCAGTTAAGAAGCTGATAGACTTCGGCGCGCAGTGTATTGAGCTGGGTTCCGACCTGCAGGAAGTGCAGAACGTTGTTGACGTAACGTTCCCGCGTATGTCGAAGCAGATTGATGACTTCGCAAAGAATGCGGCGGTGCAATTTGGTCTGTCAGAGACGATGACGAAGAAATTTGCCGGAACCTTCGGAGCGATGGCGAAGGCATTCGGCTTTGGCGAAAAGCAAGCTTATGAGATGGCCACGGCACTGACGGGGCTGGCTGGCGACGTGGCGTCGTTTTACAACATCAGTCAGGACGAGGCCTATACAAAGCTGAAAT